CTAAAGCAAGAGAAGAAGCGGTACTGGGCACAACCCAGATACACTTAAAACGAGGGAAGGATCGATTTGACCTATTCCTCGCGAGCACCTTCTCACGCGCACTTATTGTTTCGCAACCCAAGGACGTCATCCAACTTGAAGTAACAGAAGCGATCCAACGAATAACTACGTCGGAACCAGCAGTTTCAAAGAGGCTACTACGACACCTATCACACTTCGTCAAGACGAAGGTGCAACAGGTGAAGAGGACATCTCCGATCATGCTAGCTCTTCCGCAGAATAAGTCGTGTTACGAACGCCCAGCTGGAAAAGGGGGAGCGATGCTCGAAGCTTACGAACGATATGGCCGTCTTGGGCTCACTGATGAGTGGCTCATACACGCGAAGGCGCGTGAACGGTATGCCGTCGAAAAGATTCGAGATCGCGGTTTACTACTCCATTTAAATCGTCAAGTCGACATCGGAGCGCAGACAATGAAGAAAATCTTCATGGCCTACTACTCGGACAACAATCCAAGCTATTTAAAATCGCTTCCTCGAGCGCCCGCCGTGTGCGGGGTCGGAGACGCTTTTCTAAAAGCCTTAAAGGACAGTCGTCGCCAGACCTTTTGCAAAGTCTGCCCGATATTGCAACCCGACGGTAAGGTCAGAGTAGCTACCTTACATACATCCAGCACGGTCTGGGTCGCTCGCAACCTGACCGCTCTGCTACTTCCATACTTGAAGCGTATTGGCTTCAGTCGAACAATGCTACGCAACGAAGAGGTAGTGCTAGAGAATAATGATCCTCAGGCCCTACTGTACTCCGCCGATCTAAGCAAGTCGACTGATCCAATCTCGATACCGCTCGCGAAATGTGTGCTTCACACAATCATTGACGAAGGAATAGCGATGCCAACCTGGGGTCACGAAGCTGTCGATCGGGTGATCGACAACTTTACATTAGAGCACGAGGGCAAATCGTATGAAACGGTTTGCGGTGCGCTTATGGGACTCGGTCCAGGCTGGACAGCGTTATCATTCATCAATGCATTCTGCGCCGAAGCCGCGGGTGCGGATCCTGGTACGTACAAAGTATGTGGTGATGATCTTATCGGTTTCTGGGTACCCGAAGTGATTAAACGCTACGAATATTATCTTGAAAGGTTCCGACTCAAATCAAATAAGTCGAAGTCCTATGTGAGCAAAGACCGAGGAGTATTTTGTGAACGATTCGTCGTACGAAGCGGCAACATGGCTCGCGCTAGTCCTTGTGTAAGGATAGGCGAGGCAGTCGGCGCTCGTGCGATTGACGGGAACAAAGGACTCCTGGTGGTCGATGTACTCAAGAATATAAGAGCTCGTCGGCCTCTGCGTGAAGCAGCTGCACGAACAAGCCTACGTCAAGCACTCGGTAATCAGCCTGGTAAGGTCTCTCAAGGAGGGGGTGGCCGTAGAAAGGCCGACGCTACAACATACAAAGCATTCGTGCTCGGGGAAAGATTAACTCTCCACACGACGCACTTGCAGTCAAGCGTCGGTCAGTTGCATCGCGAAGCGATGGCAACCGAATCTACGGGAACAGGAATTCGACTCTCGACTCTAGCGATCAAACTAAAGTCGGAAGAGTATCGAATCGATGCCCACCACTTCCGAAAGGTACCTCCAGCACCGACTATGAAGAATCGAGTCGCTCTTAAAGGGAGA